GCTGGTTTCTCCGCTTTTGAATCCACCATAAGCATTCTTAGCTGGGTCTGTGCACTGTTGGGTTAGAATCCAATCGGCAAGCTCTATAATTTTGCTTCGGATTTCCGTTTGCTTGCTGGCATACTGGCTTGAGGAGTAGGCTTGGGATAGAAAGTTTATGGCGAAGGCAGCCGACATTACGCCTCTCCCATAAGCTGGGTCAGGAACATCAGGCGGAATAACATAGAGGTATGGGGCGAACTGCATGATGAAATCGTAGTATGCTTGAGGAACAATTCCCATGTATAATCACCTATGGTTCAAGCGATGGACCCCTGTAATGCGGCACATGCCGAGCAGAATCAAAGCCCTGGACAGGCGAAGCAAGGTTCACCATGACTCGGAGCAACTCATCTCGGAACCCCTGAATGGCAGTTTCAAAAGCTAATCGGCTAGCTGAACTCTTGGTGATGAACAGGTCGCCTAAGCGGTAATCAAAAGCGCCCAGGAGCAAGCCGCCGCTGGCAGCCACCAAAACGCGGAGGCAAGCAAGGTTAAGCGCAGACATTTTTGCCAAGTTAAAGCGTGGGTCATCTAAAGGCAGTTCTTGTCCCGTCAGTGAGTAGATGTAGAGGTTGGCGTAGTCTACATGCGCTTGAAAAGTTGTTTGGGAGACAGCTAATCCAAAAACCGCATAGTTGCCACTTGCGTCGATGCCTGCCGCATTCAGGTGGTTAGCAACTTCGCTTGCTGTTATGAAGTTTTGAGTGGACATGCTTCTTCCTTCTTTGTGTTAGATTGGGGTTTGGGCGTTCTGCCGAAATAGTACAGGAGCCACCCAACCATGAATATGGGTATGGCGATGGGTAGGAGCAGAAGCCTTAGTTTTCGGTTTTTCAAGATGGTTACGCCTCACTGTTTTAGGGGTCAATTTGTTCCAGAGTTCCAGAGGTTCCAAAGTTCCAGAAGATATACGCTCAATTTCCACATTTTCAGCTCCCCAAAAAATGCTTGTTTTAGGAAAAGGAGCCCTATTCTGAGAATTACATCTTGGCTGTGAGTGCCTTGACGCTGTGGAAGTCTGGAACAGTTGGAACTTGGGAACAAAAGATTAACCGCAAAGAAATCGCGGGGTAGATTGCTGAGGTTTCTCCTTAGTGATTTAAGAAGTTGCTAAATTGGTAATGGCGCAAATGCATTCGCCGTTCAAGACAATTGGGGCGTATCTGGTGCTGAGTAGGACGTCTACGGAGTCGAATTCTTTTTTGAGTTCTGTATCGCTTGCCAGTGGGCGTTTGATTACGAAGTAGCCCATGGGGGCATAGCTGGCGCTCAGGTTCTTGCCTGTGCTGACCATGTAGGCTGTACCTGCTGGAACCACGTTGCTTTCATAGATGTCGTAGCCGTAGACTTTGCCCATCGCTCCGTTCTGCACCACTGGGTCGCCGTATTGGCTGTAGAGGGTGAAGGTTGGCAGGTACTTGAGGTCGCGCGTGTTGATGGGGTTCATTAGGAGGCCGTCGGGGATGAAGTTGGCGCTCTTGATTTTGGTTTCAGCTGCCAAAACATCTTTACTGCCTACAGTGTTTGCAAGGGTTATCTCGGTACCTGTGGCGCCCATTGTTTTGCCTGTAGCTGCTATGCTGAAACCTGCACTGTTAGCGATAACGGTTAAGCAGTCGCTATCGATGGTGAAAGCCATGCGTCTGGCTAATCTGCGGAGTTGGTCTTCGATGACTGGGATGTAGAGGTCTTCGATGTTTTCGCGCGTGATGCGTTCTCTTAGTGCCTTCTTGTAGGGTGTTACTGTGGCGTAGTCGTAGGGTGTGAAGTCAAGGGGCATTTCTGCGCCCTCCGCCACTTCTCCAATGGCTGCTGATCGGCTGCCTTTCTGCTTAACAAAGCTGGCGGTTTTGCCCTGAACCAGTGGAAACTCGGGGAACAGGTTCTTGACCACCAAGGCAGGCATTGTTAGCTCCAAGATTTTGGCGTGAAGCTGTGGATATGCGATGGCTCCGGTGTCTACCCATGTGAAAGCGTCTCTAATCATGCTCATTGAGGGTCACCGTTTACCAGAGTTGCAGATAGAACATGTTGCCGTCAGTGCAAGAGGTCAATGCGACACCTCTGATGGTGGAGTCTTTGCTTGTGTTATCAGTCATCAACGTACCATATGGGCTAGTAGTGATTTGATCGCCTGCAGTGATGACGCCGTAGGCTTTGGCTCGGCAGATTCCACGGCAGACAACACTGACTTTTTTCCCAGCAGCTGAAGCAGCGGTTAAACAGATGCCGAAGAATTTCTTGCTGTTCTGGGTTGCGACTTTGTTAACAGTCCAGTCAGCAGTGACTTCTACTGGGTCACCTACGGCTAAGGCGGCTGCTGCGGTCATGGTTACAATATAGCGGTCGCTGACAAGCGGAGTCGTCCCTTCAAAGATTGGTGCGGACATGAAAAATCTCTCCTCTTCGCTTGCGTTTACTGCATGCCTTTGAGTTTGCTGTTGGCTTTGAGCAGGTCTTGGAACCAGCCCAGATTAGCGCCTTGAACTAGCTCTTGAGTGGCGATTATGCCTTGGCCTTTCGGAGCCTGCTTAGATGCAGCTGGCTTATTGCATGCATCATCTGCGTCTTCTGCGGATTCGCTGAGTTTACGGGACATCTCGTTTAGCTTCTGAGTTAACGCCTTCTTAGTCGCACGCTTGCCGACTTCAGCGTCTATCTCAGCAATCTTGCTCTTGATGCCCTCAATTTCAGCGTCAGATGCCGTCTCGATTTGTTTGGTGAGGCTCTCCATCTGGTCCATAAGCTCCTGGTAAGTCAAGTCGCCTGCTTTCTTTCCAGCAGTTAAGCTTGATGGCTGTGTTTGCGCTTGAACGGTCGAAGCATTTGCCTCAAGGTTTGGTTGAGACATTTGCTTCACCTTGTCGTCTTTGTTTTCTGGTTTGTTTTCAGGTTCTTGCAGGTCTCCCTTAGAACCCACATCTTTGTTACCTTTCGATAACTGTGAAAGAGCCATAGCCGCAGCAAAACCCACAGGATGAAAAGCGGTGTTCTTGTAGGCTGGGCTGGCAACTATGCTGAGTTCGCGGACTCGGGGTTTGTGGACAATCTCCCAAGCCCCAGTGCACAGATGGGTTAAGATGCCTTCTATGCGGGTTTGTTTTCCGCAGACGCTACATTGGGTGTCGTCGCTGTCAACCTGAACACTAACATGGTTAACGTAGCCGCGCAGGATTTTGGGAATGATTGAGGGTTCGCCAACTTCTGCTTGGAAGACGACTTGGTTGCCACTACGGATGGCCTCTGGAACCTTGCCGACGATGCTTAAAACGGACTCGGCGTGATCAATTCTAAGCTGGGCTCCTTTGAGCGAGGCAGTGAAAAAATCTAAGTCTTCAGGCGGCACTTGCCACTTATTAGCATTAACCGAAGTATCAATAGCTGTGCCCTCGATGGGTAGAATGCCTTCTTTGAGGGCTAGGTCTGCGTTTATGCCCTCGGCTGCCTTGAAAGGCACAAAATACTTCAGTTGAAAAGTCATGCTCTCACTCCTAGCTTTGTTTTAGCTCGCTGGTTTTCATCCATGCATTGAGCAATCGACGACGTTTCTCGTTAAACGCCCGGTAATCAAGAAGACTCGAAATCTCAGTTTTGAAGTGCTTATCCAAGAATCCTCTGGCTTCCTGTTGAGTTTTGAAAACTGCTTTGTCAAATAGGAAGGCCTGAATTTCCCAGCGACTACAGCCTCGGAAACGGCAGAACATCACCTGCACGCCTGCCGTTAGGGGTTTGAGTTTGCTTCGTTCAAGCTCTCTGCTGCTTTCAAGCACTGTGAATCTTATGCTGTCTTGTGTTTCAGAAAATCCAATCATGTTTTCTCCTCGGTTCTGGAGGGGTTGGTAACTTGGGTTTCTTTCAAGTCGGCAGGTAAAGCTTCAGCGAACCCAAGCTGGGCTCGAGCTTCACTTCTGGCGATAATGTTTCTGCCGACCAAGTCAGCGAGCAGCTTTGCTTTCTCTGCAAGGCTTGGCTCCCAAATAGGGCGCCACTTTATGTGCGGGATTTCTTTGCCTTCCCCAAACTTGGCATCGATTAGTTCTTTGAAGAGGCGGGTTTCGGTTGTGTCCCCAAAATTTTCCTGTAGCATCCGCAGGCGGGAGACGTATTCTTGCATGACTATGTCAGCTGTGGCTCGGTTGGTGCCTTCGCTTTCGCCTAAGAAGATTTTTGGGACACCTAAGACGGCTTGGCGCTGGTCATGCAGGTACTTTATCCACCAGTCAACATTGATTTGGCGAGTCATGCTCTGCATGCTGCTAACGTCGATATCGCCCCTAACAACCACATCTGTTGCAGGTCCACGCTTAGCAAAGGTTTCTTGAAGGGCTTCTCGCTGTGGGTCTGTGAAGGGGCGTTCTGGCGTGCCTGCCTTGATTACCAACATTGGTTTGGTATATACGGCCATGATGGTTGCCATGTCCCGTTGGAAACTGTCGATGTAAGCTTGAATCAATAGCAATGGACGCAGCAAGCTAGTGCCATAGCTGTATTCGTACCACCAGCTTTTCGCTCCGTACTTGTAGTGGACGATGTCTTGGGCTGGGAAAGCTACAGGCGGAAACGTCAGTAGCTGGATGTAGCCGAAGACGTTGCCATACTGGTCTCTTCTCACTCTGATGTGAACTGGGTCTAAGCTTTTAAGCCACCACTCCTCAGGCGGCGTCAAAACGTTGCCTTTCTCATCTTTGTCTCGGCAAATCTCAAACTCGCCATTCCCAAACACCAATTCGTCAGTTAGCGTGATTCTTGCGGTCAAAAGGAAATCGTGCTCATCAA